TGCGTCAGGTAATGCACCAAGATTATCAGCAACAGGTGAAACTAACGTTGATTTAGATTTATTAGCTAAAGGTACAGGTCATGTAACTGTTAGAGGTAATAATAATTCAGGTGCCGTTCAATTTAATTGTGAGGACAACAGCCACGGTCAAATTGTAATAGCTCAACCTCATTCTGCTGGTGTTACAAATACTTTAACTTTACCGGCTGGTTCTAGTTCAACTTTAGTATCTCGTGTTTCAACAGATACTTTAACAAACAAAACAATTAATGCATCACAATTAGTTGATGCAAGTATCGCTACTGGAAAATTAGCAGATGATTCCGTGACATTAGCTAAGATGGCTCCAGGCACAGATGGAAATATTATTTCATTTGATACTTCAGGAAATCCAGTTGCAGTAGCAACAGGTAGTTCAGGACAAGTATTAACTTCAGCAGGTGCTGGAGCAGTCCCTTCTTTTCAAACACCTACAGTAGGAGATATTACTTCTGTTGTAGCTGGTACAAACTTATCAGGTGGCGGCACATCAGGTGACGTTACACTAAATTTAGCTGATGCTTCTACATCTGCTAAAGGAGCTGCATCTTTTAGTTCAGATAACTTTGCTGCTAGTTCTGGAGCAATAACAATTAAAGATCTAGGAGTAGCTACAGCAGAAATTCAAAACGATGCAGTAACTCAAGCTAAGATTGGCGATGATGCAGTAGGTGCAGACCAACTTGCAGCAGACGCTGTAGTAACTGCTTCTATTGTAAACAGCAATGTAACTGTTGCCAAAATGGCAGCGAACAGTGTCGACAGCGATCAATACGTTGACGGTTCAATAGACACAGCCCACATTGCAAATGATCAAATTACGAATGCCTTAATGGCAGACGATGCTATAGACACAGCCCAGATTGCGGACAATGCTGTTTCATTAGCTAAAATGGCATCAGGTACGGATGGAAATATTATTTCATTGATGCTTCAGGTAATCCTGTAGCAGTGGCTACTGGAAGTTCTGGACAAGTTTTAACTTCAGCGGGAGCTGGAGCAGTACCATCTTTTCAAACTCCAACAGTTGGAGATATAACTTCTGTTGTTGCTGGTTCAGGTTTAACAGGTGGTGGTACGTCAGGCGATGTAACATTAAACGTTGGAGCTGGTACTGGTATCGATGTTGCAGCAGACGCTATTTCTGTTGATGTATCTGACTTTATGGCTAATGGTTCAAACAACAGAATTGTTACCGCAACTGGTGCTGATGCACAAAATGCAGAAGCTAATCTTACTTTTGATGGTTCTACTTTAGCTGTTTCAGGAGCTTTGACTACAACTGGTAATATTACTGTAGACCACGTTTTACCTCAAGCAAACGACACTTACGATTTAGGAGCTGATGGCAATGTTTGGAGACATGTGTATACTGGTGACTTACATTTAACTAACGAAGCAAAAGCTGAAGGTAACGCTGTTGATGGTACAAAAGGTAATTGGACTATTCAAGAGGGTGCAGAACATTTATTTATATTAAATAATAAATCTGGTAAAAAATACAGATTCGAATTGAAAGAGATGTAATGATTTTTAACTTTGACCAAAAACAATACGATAGTGAAAAGTTGTCTGATAAAGGTAAAGTGTATTTACAAAAAATACAAAGTGTTGTTTCTAAAATGAGTAATTTAAGTTTTGAGTTCAACGATTTAGAAATCATACAAAAACACTACTCTGATCTGCTGACTAAAGAATTACCAGAAGAAGAAAAGGTAGCGGAAAAAAAAGAGGCGTAACCCATGGCCTTTGGAATAACCGCATATGCTGAAGCGGCAATCGCATCAGAAGCAAACGATATAATTGCTTATCCTCAAGGTAATACTCTTACAGCTTCATTAGGAAACTCTGGTACACCTGGAACTGCTAACGTTCCTGTTACAGGATCTCAAGCTACAATTAGTACAGGTCAAGTTATTTCAGGTACCTCAGCATTAGTGAATGTAACTACTGCTGGTCAATTGACAACTTCAATTGGAGAAGAAGGTATTGATATTGGAGTGCCTTTAACAGGTATAGAGATGTCAATCTCTAACAAGAAATTTACACAAGATACATTAACTGCATTTGCTCAAGCACCTTTTGCAACTCAAAGTCCAGACACTATCGAAGTACCAATTGTAGAAGTTGCTACAACGACTGGTGGACAAATTAGTGCATTCCAATTGAATATGACGTTTGGAACATTCTCGGTTTCTGCGGACGGAAATGTTTCTGTAGTTGTTTCAGAACACACATTAAACACAGCAATAGGAAGTACATCTGTTGTTGGTATTGGTAACGTTCCTGTTACTGGAATTCAAATGACCTCTTCAATTGGTTCAGAATCTGCATTTACAGATCATACTGTTGCAGTATCTGGTCAACAATTAACAATGTCTATGGGTGAAGAAGGCACTGCAGGTAATGCAACAATTGCTGTTACAGGAATTCAAATGGCTTCTAGCATAGGGACTGCTTCTCAAGCAACTAAATACGATGTTTCAGGGCAACAAATGGCAACCTCTGCAGGTTCAGTATCAGTTACAGGTACTGGAGTTGTTATCCCTACAGGTATTCAACTACAAACAAATACAGGCAATCCTATAATAACAGCATGGCAAGAAATTAATCCAGGAGTAACAAACGTTTGGACAGAAGTTGATTTAGCTGCTTAGAAAGGATATAATAAATTATGGCATCAAGTTACACAGATTTAGGGGTTGAGTTAATTACTACCGGTGAAAAAGCTGGTCTATGGGGAACTATCACTAATACTAATTTACAAATTGTTGAGCAAGAGGTAGGAGGCTACTTAGCAAAATCAATTGCTGGTGGTGCTGCACAAACTGACTTAGCCATTGTAGATGGTTCTACATCATCTTCAGACGCAAGAAATGCAATCATAGAACTTACAGGAAGTATTTCGGGTAATCAAATAGTTACAATACCAAACTCACTTGAAAAAAATTATGTAATTGTTAATAGCACTGTAGGTAATCATACCGTGCAGTTTAAAACTTTATCAGGGACAGGTCCTACTTTTTCTGGAACGGACAAAGGTATAAAAATAGTTTTCTCTAATGGGACAAATATTATTGATGTATCTGGTACTTTTTCTGCTCTTGGAGCTATTAGTACAGGCGCAATTACTGCAACGGGTCATGTCGTACCTGGAGCTAATGATACATACGATTTAGGTGCTAGTGGTAATGTGTGGAGACATGTTTATACAGGGGATTTACACTTAAATAATGAACATAAAACTGAAGGAAATGTAGTGGATGGTTCAAAAGGTAGCTGGACTTTACAGGAGGGTTCAGATGATATATTCTTAATCAATAATAAATCTAATGAAAAATTTAGATTAAAATTAGAAAAAATTTAAAGGAGACACAATGGGTATTATTTCAAACGGAACTACAATAATAGATAATGGTGCAATTGGAGATAATAAAGTTGATACTGCTCAAATTGCAGATGATGCTGTAGAACCAGCAGAACTTGCAAACACTGCTGTTACTGCAGGTCAATACACAGCTTCAACAATTACAGTCGATGCTCAAGGAAGAATTACTGCAGCTTCGTCTGGAGGTGGTGCATCAAATTTTCAAAACATATTTTACAAAACTGGACCGGCTAGTGGAACTTACACTTCACCCTCTGGAGTTTCTAAAATCCAATCTTACGCTTGGGGCGGAGGCGGAGGCGGAGGCGGTGTCTACGGTGGAACTGGTGGTAGTGGTGGATCTGGTGGATCTGGTGGTTATGGTTTTTACGCAAAAGCAGTTTCAGCTTCTACAGGTTACTCTTATGCTATTGGTGGCGGAGGAAGTCCAGGATCAGGAATGAATAATGGTAGTGCCGGAGGCGCTGGAGGAAACACAACAATTGGTACATTAGTAATTGCTAACGGAGGCGGTGCAGGACAAGGAAGAAGACAAGGGCAAAGTCCAGGGTCTGCAGGAGCAACTCCTGGAGCAACGCACACTGATTTCCCTAGCACTATTATTTTTGGTGGTGCAGGTTCAGGTGGATCTGGCGGATCTTCAACAAGTCAACCAGGTAGTTCCGGTCAAGCAGGCGCTTTAGTATTATTCGATAACAGAGGTTAATAAATATGGCATACTTAATTTTTAGCAAAACAGACAGCTCACTATATAAAATAGCTGCAAACGATACAGATAAAAATAATTTAAATATTATTGATGATCAATATACAATAAAAGACGTAACTGATTCAGAATTTAATTCTGTAAGAAATGAAGAAAAAATTCCAGAATTAAGTGGAGACACGGTTACTTTTACAGATCTTGATACTAGTTATGATAATCCTGTTGAATTACAAGCGTGGATTGATAATGTGATTAAACTGTGCGATGAATTTGTATCTGCAACTAACCAAGCTAATCCTAATTATGATGCAATAAATACTTATAACCAATACTTAAAAGGTTTTGATACTACTTTAATTACTTATCCGTTAAATACAAGTTGGGAACAATATTGTGCAGACAACGGAACAGTATATTTTAATACTTTACAATTACCGTAATAATCATTAATTAGTATTTATGGATACTAATTTGTTATCTTCCTATATCCAAATACACAATAACGTATTAGCAGACAATGTTTTAACAAGTTTTGAAAAGGTTTGTAGTAATCACGAATCATTTAAAGACGGAAATGTTGTTAACGACTCTCAAAAAACTGAAAATACTAACAAAAAAATTAGAGATACAAAAATTTGGCCATTAGTTAATTCGGAAGATGAGAAAAGCTACACTAATATTCATTGGTGTAATTTATTATTAACTATGTTTAACAAATATTCTGTTGATTATTTTAAAAAATATCATCCGTATAGGCACAACCAAGCTGATGTAATAGACATACAAGTTTTAAAGTACAACGTAGGTGGTCATTATGAGTTTCATGTTGATCATTCTAAAATGATTCCACGAACTTTAAGTTTTATTTATTTAATAAATGATGATTATGAAGGCGGTGAGTTAATTTTTGCAACACCTGATTTTAAAAATGATTTAACAATTGAAAAAAAGAAAAATACTTTAATTGTTTGGCCTAGTAATTTTATGTATCCACACATGGTTAAACCAGTTACAAAAGGAACTAGATTTTCTGTAGTAGGATGGGCTTTGTGATAAATAATTTTAAGGTTATTAAAAATTTAATTACTCCCGATGAGGTTGAAGTTTTAAAAATCTGTACTGAAATAATGCACAGAACTAATTTACATAACTTTGATTTTAAGCAAAGCAATAATGCAGATTCATTTTTTTACGGTTCAGTAATCGGAGATTCGTTTCTTTTAAAAGTAAAACCAATAATAGAAAAAGAAGTAGACCATAGTTTATTACCCACTTATTCTTTTTTTAGAATATACACTAAGTTTAGTAGGCTAGATAAACATCAAGACAGACCATCTTGTGAGCTTTCTGTGACTTTACATATTGCTAGTGATAAAAATGATTGGCCTATTTTTATGGGCGGTGAAGAAGTTGTTTTGAGTCCTGGTGATGCTGTAGTATATAAGGGTACTGAAATACCACATTGGCGAAATGAGTTTACAGGAGATTATTATTCTCAAGTTTTTCTACACTATGTGACAGCTGATGGTAAATATAAAGATCACTATAAAGATAAAAGACCTTACTTTGGAGTACAACAATGAGGTTTATACAAAACGATAAGGATGGTGCATGTGATATAATTTTTTCAGATGAAGAAATAGAGATAATAAAAAATAAAAAAAAGTTAGTTTTACCTGCAGAAACACTTAGACACTTTGGTAATACCTTAGTTGGAATGGTAGCAAATTGGAATATGCAATTTAATGAGGAATTACAGAACAAACAAACCTTTACTAACACTAAAATAGAAGGCACCTCTGATATAGAAGATAAGAAGTGACTATGCTATAATAAGCCATGCCATTAACAAATGTACAAATTAGACCGGGATTTAATAAACAGGTAACTGAAACAGGCGCTGAAGGTCAATGGACTGATGGTGATTTTGTTAGGTTTAGATACGGATTGCCAGAAAAAATTGGTGGTTGGGAACAAATCACAGCTAATACATTGCTTGGAAAAGTTACAGAACAATTAGTTTATGCAGATCTAGACGGTAATATTTATGCTGCATTAGGAACTAATAAAACTTTAATTATTTATTATGAAGGATCTTTTTACGATATTACTCCCTTAGATAGCGCTATTACTGGTGCAACCTTTACAACTATAAATACAAATCCAACAGTCACTGTCAACAAAGCAGCACACGGCTTATCTGTTGGTGATTTATTTACTTTTACTTCAGTAACCCCTCCTACTGGAGCAGGTTACACAGCAGCAAATTTTACTGATAATACATTTCAAGTAGTAACCATTCCGACTATTAATACGTTTACAATTACTATGGCAACAAACGCAGGTACTTCCGTGTCTGCAAGTGGAGCAGCAACAATAAACCCATATATTAAACCAGGGCCTCTAACTCAAAGTTATGGTTATGGTTGGGGTGCCTCTACGTGGGGAGGAGCTTCTGGAGTCGTAAATACTTTAAATGGTACTTTGTCTGACAATACCGCAGGTACTGGTGGCTCTGGAACAGATATTACACTAACTTCAACTGTTGGGTTTCCTGCATCAGGGACTATAAAAGTTGGAGCTGAATTTATTTCATACTCTGGAGTAACAGGAAATAACTTAAACAATATTACTAGAGCAGTAGGTGGTACTAGATCAGCACACAGTTCTGGAGCAGGTGTAGAATACTATACAGCATGGGGACAAGCGGCTTTATCTTCTACAACACTACTAGATCCTGCAACATGGTCACTTGATCACTTTGGACAAAAATTAGTATGTACAATTAAAAATGGTAAAATATTTGAATGGGATCCTCTTTCAGTTACAACAGCAGCTTTAGAAACTAGAGCAACAGTAATATCTGGAGCTCCTACAACTTCTGTAATGTCTATTATCTCTGAGAGAGATAGACACTTAATTGTTTTAGGAACAGAAACTACAATTGGTACGGCTTCAACACAAGACAAAATGTTTATAAGATTCTCAGACCAAGAAACATTAAATGATTATCAACCTACTTCAGTAAATACTGCTGGAACCTTTAGACTAGACTCAGGTGTAAAAATAGTAGGTGCTACAAAAGGTAAAGATTATATATTAGTTGTTACAGATACTGCTGCTTATACAATGCAATTCGTAGGACCACCTTTTACTTTTTCTATAAGACAGGTTGGAAGTAATTGTGGGTTAATTGGTCAACACGCAATTAAGTATGTTAATGGTAGAGTATGGTGGATGGGACAAGCTGGTGGTTTTTTTGTTTATGATGGAACTGTTAAATCTATACCTTGCCTAGTTGAAGATTTTGTATTTACCAATAAAGGAAACAATTTAGGTATAAATTATGGTGCTGGAGAAGTAGTATACGCAGGTTTAAATCATTTATACGAAGAGTTAAGTTGGTTTTATCCTAAAGCAGGTTCTGATGAGCCAGATAGAGTTGTAACATATAACTACAGTGAGAATACTTGGACTACAGGCACGTTAGCTAGAACTAGTTGGTATGATTCTACACTTTATGATAATCCTTATGCTTCAGAATTTGACCCAACTGCAACACCAAGTTTTCCTGTTATTCAAGGAGTGACTAATGCAAATGGTGCTTCTATTTACTATGCTCATGAAGTAGGTAACAATCAAGTTAGTTCTGCTGGAGTTAAAACAGCGATACCTGCTTTTATACAGTCTGGTGATTTTGATTTAGGAGAAGGTCAAACATTTATGAGTATAAGAAGATTTGTTCCTGATTTTAAATTACTTACTGGAGACGCACAAGTTACAGTAAATTTACGTGATTATCCAACAGATGGTGCAGTATCTTCACCTCTTGGACCATTTACAATTACAAGCTCAACTGATAAAGTAGATACCCGAGCTAGATCAAGATTTGCTAGTTTAAAAATAGCTAATACCTCTACCGATCAATCTTGGAGGTATGGTACATTTAGAGCAGATATACAAGAAGACGGTATGAGGGGATAATGGACGAAATATTTTTACAAGATTATGCTAACAATGTAGCACAAGCTCAAGATCCTTTTGGTATAGCAGCAGTTCAATCTCAACCAGGATTTGAAAATTACACACCTTCAACTCAAGGAATAGAACCAACAGCAGCAAACCAACCGATGGGTTTAGTTCAAGATCCTACCCCTGTAGATTATAAGGGGATGATTAAAGAGGGGTTAAAAAATGTTGGCACAAATTATGTGATGGATAAGCTAGGATTAGAAGGTATTAAAAGAAATGTTGTTGGATCAATGATAGGAACTAATGCTTTAAGTTTTAGTAATCCTCTTGGAATGGCTATTACAGCCGGTACAATGATGTCTGGTTCTACGTTACCTGATGCCGTAAAAGGAATTGCTGGTATGTTAAGAGGTAAAAGATTAGCAAAAAATATACAAAAGAATGTAGATAATGACAAACAAGGTGATATTACAACCTACAATATGAAAACAGCTACTATGCAACCTACTCCACAAGACTTAGGTAGAGGTCAAAATAATGACGGTGGACCTGCGCCAAAAACTTCTGCACCTGCACCATCAACACCATCACATCAAACATCTGGACCTGGTGGGTTACATAGTTACTAATGGCTAGAGTTGATATACAGATACCGGAACCTTCTCCTGAATACAGTGAGGAAAATCAAAGACAAGTTTCTCAATCTTTACAAACTATGAAAGATAAATTAAACACTTCGTATCAACAAGAATTAAAAAATGAACAAAATACATTTAATTATTTTTTATCATGACAATACAATATAAAAATGCTGGTATAAATCTTTCGGGAACAGGCACTGTATCTGTTCTTACTTCTCCAACAGGAGCAAGATGTTTAATTAAACAAATACAAGTAGACAATAGTTCTGCGAGTCCCGTTAATTTATCAGTTCAAGTTACCGATACTTCAGCTACAGCTACTTTTGCTATTTCTAGAAAAGCTGTTGCAGCAAACACAGTTGAAAATATTATAGATAAAACTTTAATTTTAGAAGAAGGTGATATTTTAAAAATGACCGCAGGAACTGGTGGAGAAATACAAGGCATAATTAGTTATGCTCAAATAGATAGATCTCAAGAAAATGGCTAAGATAAATATCTTCACAGATAGTATTGTAATAGATTCTTTATTTCATGATAAATTAGATGATGAAATATTAAAAGAATTAAATGTTAGAAAACAAAATAATCAAGGGGTTATAAAATCAAATTTAGGAGGTTTTCAAACAGATACTATAGATAATAAAATAATCTGTGAATGTATTTTACAAAAATCAGTTTCCTTAATATTCCAATACTACAATGTTAAACCTAATCTAAAATATAGTTTAAATAATTTGTGGATAAATGAGAACTATAAACATTCTTTTAATGAACCCCACTCGCATCCTGATAGTAATTTTTCAGGGACTTACTATGTAGAAGGTAAAAAGAATGGGGGAGAATTAGTTTTTTTAAAAAACGATAAGTCAGGATCAATGACTATGTGTGAAGAAGTATCAAATGAATTTTATAATCTTTATAAAATTCAACCTCTTAAGAATCAAATAATATTATTCCCTTCTAATTTGGAACATATGGTTTACCCTCATTATGAAGAAACACCTAGAATCTCTATCTCTTTTAATGTAAATGTAGAAGCTTAATGAAACTACAAGTTATAGATAACTTCTTTGACAACTATTCAAGAATAGAACCAGAGTTTAAAAAAATAAAACTATATAATTTAAAAGATTTTAATGATGAGTTTAAAGATAATCAAGAATGGCCTGGTTTTAGAAGTGAAGCTATTCACCAAGGTAATCCATTTCTATTTGAATTATTTCTAAAAGAATTTAAACAAAAGTTTGAAATGCATATGCCTTTTGCAGTCGACTTATATTTACATTTACGACTTGGACAAGATCAAGTTAAAGATTGGATTCATAAAGATCTAGCCTGTCAGCTTGGAATGATTATTTATTTAACTGATAATTTAGAATCAGGGACAAATTTTTATAAAGATAATTCTGAAGTACCAAATACAACAGTCAATATGGTTAAGAATAGAGCTATTTTATTTGACTCACAAACAGATCATAAATCCATGTTGAACTTTGGAAATAGTTTAGATGATGGTAGACTTACTTTAAATGGTTTTGTACACTTAAAATAATGGCTAAACAAAAATTTACGCATTTCGTTCCAAGAGATCAGCCTAGGAAGAGACCTCGAAGACATAGTAAAAGCCTTAATAAAAAAAAGAAGTTGCAACACAACAAAAAATATCATAGACAAGGAAGGAGGCAAAAATGAGTGAACTAGTTAAAATACCAGCTGAAGCAAAAGAAATTATTAAACATAAAAGAACTGGCAAAGTATATGCTGATAAAAATGATTTTGATAATGATGTTGCTGATCCCAATACTGATACTACTGTGGATGATTTTAGACAAGACCTTGAAATTAAGGTTACTAAAGTTACTATGGGGGCGCTAACTAAAAAATAATGGAGCCAAGAGGAGCCACTGAGCTACAGATGGAGATGCTTTATAAGTATGTCTCTAAAGATTTGTTAGATCAAGTACAAATTTGTACATCAATACCAGGTAAAGTTCCGATAGATCCAAACAAAGTTAATATACTTTGGCAAAAAAATTCTTACGATCAACCTAACCTTCAGGAGTTCTTTGGTAATAAAGAAAGACATGAGGAGTATGATTGGTATGTGTTTAATAGTCATTGGAATTACGAAAAATTTAGAATGGTATTTGACATACCAACTGAAAGATCAATAGTTATTAAAAATGGTGTTGAGAATTTTCCAATACGAAAGATATATAAAAAAGGTGAACCTATAAAACTAGTACATCATTGTACACCCTGGAGGGGTTTAAATGTTTTACTACGTGCCATGCAAGAAGTTCAAAATTTAAATGTTACTTTAGATGTTTATAGTTCATGTAAAGTGTATGGATCTGGTTTTGCAAAAGACAGTGAAGCTGATTTTGAGGCTTTATATGAACAAGCTAGAAAATTAAAAAACGTCAATTACATAGGTTACAAGCCTAATGAATACATTTTAGAAATGATGCCAAACTATGATATGTTTGTATATCCATCTATATTTGAAGAAACATCTTGTGCTTCTGCGCTTGAAGCGTTGGCTTCTGGTGTTCATGTAATTACAAATAACTTTGGAGCTTTGTATGAAACATGTGCTGAATGGCCTGTGTACGTTAACTACTCTAAAAATTATGAACAAATGGCTATAGATACAGCAGCAGGTATTGATGTTGCAGCTTCTTATCTACACGAAGATTTTATGCAAGAGCATTTAGAAGAACAACAAAAGTTCTATAAACGATTTTACAACTGGGGTAAAAAGGGAATGGAGTGGACTAATTTTTTGAAAGGAGTAATACATGAAAGAAACAGTAAATGAAGATACGTATCAAACCTTAAAAGAAGCTACAGTTATGAGTGCTTACGAGAAAGCTAGTCTTCCTATGTGGAAACCGGACACCGGAGAAGAAAACGTATCCTTATTTGTAGCAACTCCTGTTCATAGTGATTGTTCAATTCATTACACACAAGCATTATTAGAGCTACAACAATTATGTTTTAAACATAAGATAAAAATTACATTTCAATTATTAAAGTCATCTTTGGTTACACAAGGCAGAAACTTATGTGTGTCTGGTTTTTTAGATACTAATTATAGTCATATGCTTTTTATTGATTCTGATATTTATTTTAAACCTAAAAGCATACTAGAGATGATTAAAAAAGATAAAGATATTATCTCAATACCTTACCCATTAAAAACTATTATGTGGGATAAAGCTATGGAAAGAATAAAAAATAATAGAATTAAAAATATAAGTGACTTAAAAAAAGCTTTTAACACTTACCCGATGAAAGTAGAAAATCCCGAAAACATTACATTAGACAATGGAGTTATAGAAGTTACTCACAGCCCTACAGGTTGTATGATGATAAAGAGACAAGTATTTGATAAATTAATAGAAAAGTATCCAGACAAAGGTATTATACAAAAACAGGTTATAAACGGAGAGTATGTCAACAGACCCAATTTATGGAACTTCTTTGACTGCTTACACGACCCTGAAACAAAGACTTATTTAGGTGAGGATTTCTCTTTCTGTAAGCTTTGGAAAGACATAGGTGGGAAATGTTATGCTTATGTCCCTGACTCAATCATACATGTCGGAGAGCATCAGTATGAGGGAGCTTTCATGGACGAGTTGAAACCTAGGTAGTATAATGCTATTATCGAATACTTAAGATCTTAAAAGGAGAATTTAATTAATGGCTATACAATTTTTACCTTATGCATTAGCAGCTTTAGGTGGTTACAGAGGATACAGAAGTGCAAAAGATTCAGGAGCCTCAGGATTAGGAAGAATTTTAGGGGCTGCCGCAGGAGCTTACAGTGGTTATAGTTTAGGTTCTTCTGGTATAGGAGCTTTTGGTTCTCCTACACAACAAGCAGCTTTTGCTGGAACTAAAACAGGTCCTTTGAATTTTTTAAACAATCCACTATTTGGAGG